CCTATTGCCTACCAAGTCTTTCAAACGTCTGGATGACGCTGAAGGCCGCATAGCGTTATGTACATTGGGATCTATCAACTGGGGCGCCTTCCGTAATCCAGAAGACATGCGCAGAGCTTGCCGTATTTTACAGCGAAGCCTGTGTAATATTTTAGATTATCAGGACTTCCTTTCAATCCAGAGCAAATTAAGTAATGACGAAATTAGTCCACTGGGTATTGGTGTTACTAATCTAGCTTACTGGCATGCCAAGCGTGGATTTAAGTATGGTGAGAAGGATGCATTACAAGAAGTTAAAAGTTGGATGGAGCACCTTGCATTTTATCTAACAGAAGCTACAGTTGAATTGGCCCGAGAGCGCGGCGCTTGTCAGCATAGCTCACACACACGATACGGTCAAGGCATATTCCCTTGGGAATTACGAGCAGAGGGTGTTAATCAGTTAGCAAACTTTGCCCCAGAACTTGACTGGGAAACACTACGTACTAATATGAAACAGTACGGAGTTCGCAATGCTACACTAATGGCTATTGCGCCAGTCGAAAGCTCAAGTGTTGTTATAAACAGCACTAATGGAATTGAGTTGCCCATGAGCTTGATCAGTGTTAAAGAAAGTAAAGCAGGATCATTTGTACAAGTTGTTCCTGAGTATCAAAAGTTAAAGAACAAGTATCAGATGATGTGGGAACAGAAAGACTGCGATGGTTATTTAAAGACAGCGTCTGTTCTCGCCGCCTATGTGGATCAATCAATTAGCACAAATACATTTTACAATCCAGCACACTTTGCAGATCGTAAAGTACCAACTACACTAATTGCTAAGAACTTAATGCAAGCACACATGTGGGGATTGAAAACATTCTACTATAGTTTGATTAACAAACAAGGTAGCAAGGCAGATGCAGAAGACGCACCCGCTATGTTAGAACACATTAACTTTGATGATGAAGAAGATTGCGAGGCATGTAAGTTATAATGGACGCTTACGATTTAAAAAATAAATTAGTAGATCTATGGCGGCCGCTAGCTATATCCGAAAGTGGTACTGGTACTAAACGGTATACGCCCGATGTTCCTGTATATGTCGAAACAAGCCAAGGGTTACAACAGGTCATTGATGTTGTAAGTATAGATAATAAAATTACATTAAAGTTAAAATGAGTAAACAACAATATAACCTAAACACAAAGACAGACTACTTATCACGCAAGATGTTTCTGGATCCAGCAGGGCCAGTGACCATTCAACGCTTTGAGGAAGTAAAGTACCCAAAGATTGCCAAGTTTGAAGAAACCGCCCGCGGCTTCTTTTGGCAACCAGAAGAGATTAGTCTCACTAAAGATGCCAATGATTTTAAAGATGCCAGCGATGCTGTTAAACATATCTTCACAAGTAACTTGTTGAGACAAACAGCATTAGATAGCTTGCAAGGCCGTGGCCCAAGCCAAATCTTTATGCCTGTAGTTAGCTTACCAGAACTAGAAGCATTAGTCTACAACTGGACATTCTTTGAAACTAATATTCACAGCAAGAGTTACAGTCATATAATTCGTAACATTTATAATGTACCTAAGGATGTGTTCAACACAATTCACGATACTAAAGAAATTATTGATATGGCCAGTAGTGTTGGTAATTATTATGATGACCTGCACAGAATTAACTGTGCAAAAGAATTAGGCCAACCTGTTGAAGAGACTGAACACATAAGAGCCATCTGGATGGCACTACATGCCAGCTATGCACTTGAGGCATTCCGCTTTATGGTATCATTTGCTACATCGCTAGCAATGGTGGAGAATAAAATCTTTATGGGTAATGGCAATATTATCAGTTTGATTCTACAAGACGAACTATTACACAAAGGATGGACAGCTTATTTGATCAATCAAGTAATCAAGGACGATGCCCGATTTGCCGCTATTAAACAAGAATGTGAGCAAGAAGTGTATCAGTTATACATGGATGTTATTCGTGAAGAAAAAGACTGGGCAACTTATTTGTTTAACAAAGGTCCAGTTATTGGATTGAATGCAAACATTTTAAAAGATTTTGTAGACTATACAGCAGTTGGTGCATTAAAAGATATTGGTATCAAATATCAAGCAACCGCACCCAAATCGACACCTATCCCGTGGTTTAACAAGCACACGGACACAAGTAAAAAACAAACAGCATTACAAGAAAATGAATCAACCAATTATGTCATTGGCATTATGAGTGAAACATTGGATTACGATGCATTACCAGCATTATAAGGAAACATTATGAAAGCAACTATATGGTCTAAGTACCACTGCCCTTATTGCGATCAAGCATATAATTTGTTGAAAGCAAAAGGTTATCAAATTGACGAGCGTAAGATTGGAGACGGATACACTAAAGAAGAATTACTAGAAGCTGTACCTAATGCCAGAACTGTTCCACAAATATTTTTAGACGATAAATTAATAGGCGGGTTCACTGAACTCAAACAACATTTAGAAAAGGTATGACATGTTAATTTCAAAAGGTTTATCGGAAGGCGAAGTGGTCACAATCAAAACCACAGCAGGCGAAGAAATTGTTGCCAAGTTGGTGGAACAAGGCCCAATGGGTGTCACTGTTAAGAAACCCCTGTGTTTAACAGCAACTAAGGATGGAATTGGACTAGTGCCATTTTTGTTTACTACTGACCCAGATGCTGAAGTTACTATAAATAGAAGTACAATAATGGTTTTAGCATCCACTATCAAAGATGCTGCAGACCGCTATACAGAACAAACAACAGGAATTAAATTAGTATAATGCCAGCAATATCTAGAATCGGGGACAGTGTAACAACTAATCATGGATGTACAGGATCCACTACTATGGCCGCCGGTTCTGGAAATGTGTTAGCCAACGGTATTGGTGTAGTAAGAGTAGGCGATGCTGATGCTGTTCATTCGTTTGGCGGCAGAAATTGTTCAGCTACACACAGCGTTCCTCTTAGTGCAGGTAGCCCAACAGTGTTTGTAAACGGAATCCCAGTTGGAAGAGTGGGCGATGGGAGTGAAACATTAGCTTCCGGATCGCCAAACGTATTTGCCAATTAACTAGACATTTATTTTTAACCCCTATACACTAGGTATAAGTACTCTGTACTTCATATAAAGGATTATTAAAAATGGCTACAAACAAACACGCAGAATTCACAAAAATCGTAGAAGCAATGGAAGCTGACTTTGAAAAGTTTTATGACAAGGAAGTTGGCGCTGCCGGCACCCGTGTTCGCAAACATTGTCAAGATTTGGCTAAGTTGTGCAAAGAAACTCGTAACGATGTTACCGCAGTTAAAAACGCTCGTAAAGAACCCAAATAAGTCAACTAAATAGTAGTCTAAGGCGTTATATATTATATCGCAGGAGATTACTATGAAGAAGTTACTGTTAGTGTTATCACTTTTGGCCGTTGCTGGATCGGCCAGCGCACAATGGCATCATCATGGCCATCACGGACCAAGAGTTGTGTATAGAGATAGCAATTGGGTTGCTCCTTTGATTATTGGTGGAATTGCAGGTGCTATTATTGCAAGAGAAACAGCACCTGTTGTTATACAACAGCCGGCAATAATTATGCAACCACAAACTTCTGTGTACGTACAACGTCAAACAGTTTGTACAGAGTGGAAAGAAATACAACAACCCGATGGACAAATCTATCGTGAAAGGACTTGTACACAGTAATGGCCTACTCAGATAAAGTAATTGATCACTATGAAAATCCCAGGAATGTCGGATCTTTTGACAAGAGTGATATTGATGTTGGTACTGGTATGGTTGGCGCACCTGCTTGCGGCGACGTAATGAAACTACAGATAAAGGTCGACCATGTTACAGGTATTATTACAGATGCGAAATTTAAAACGTATGGCTGCGGATCGGCTATCGCAAGTTCGAGCCTCATTACAGAATGGGTCAAAGGAAAAACTCTTGACCAAGCAGGATCGATCAAAAACTCCGAAATCGCCGAAGAACTAGCCTTGCCTCCAGTCAAGATACATTGTTCAATTCTAGCAGAAGATGCTATCAAAGCAGCCGTAAATGATTACCGTAACCGACACAGCATCTAAACGAATTAAAAAAACACTTGCCAAACGTGGCAAAGGTGTTGGTATTCGAATAGGTGTTAAAACTACAGGTTGCAGTGGACTGGCTTATGTATTAGAATACGTAGACAACTATGAAGCCGAAATTGGAGTAACTAATTTTGCCCAAGATGGCTTTGTTGTTTTGGTAGATGCCAAAAGTTTAGTTTATCTGAATGGACTAACGATGGATTGGGTTCGCCGTGGACTCAACGAAGGATTTGATTTCGTCAATCCAAATGAGAAGGATCGTTGCGGTTGCGGCGAATCCTTTAGAATATAAACCAAACTAATTGACTCAGTAACAGAACTAAGCTATAATAACAGCTATGTTTAACTATCGGAGATTATTTTGAGTATGCACCTGCATCATCCTAGTCTTAGCCTTACCGGCAAAAAGAAGGGCAAACAAAAATTCGCATCAGCAGAACACGCAAGAAAGGCTAGAGAATTGGACGAATCTTGGAAAGAACTACAGAAGAAGTGGGGCGTTGAAGCAGAAGAACGCAAACGTAAACGAGCATTATCTGCTGAGCCTTTGAAAGGCCATTATAGTTTGTCAATTCCAGAAGGTCGGAGTACAGCACATATTCCCAGTAGAGACACTGGCGGCAATGCCACACTTGCACCTGCCAAAGTTTATACAGGAACCAAAGTAAAAGGTATTGCAACCATGCATAAGAGCAATGCAGTGCCGGTTTTTAGTGATGAACAAGCAGTTGACATTTCGCGAATGAGGCGTTAAACTATAAACTTAGTATTTTGTAAGAGTTACACAGATGATAATTATATGTTGCCCTGATAGGTTTTGGGGTAATAAGCAGTAGGCTTTTAACGCACAAGGAGATGTATCGAAGCCATTTTAAAAACGGAACTAGCAATTCCTATTCCAGCGTAAAGGAGAAACAACATGATACGCATCATAAAAGTAGTAGTGTTAGCATTGGCGATGCTGATGATAATAACAGTGGGATATAGAGCAACAGTTTACAAGCTCGATAATCTTAAACAAGCTCAGTTGGACGCAAGCCCAATTACAGCTAAAATGAGACAAACACAGCTAGATTGTTTAGCTCGTAACATATACCACGAAGCAGGCGGCGAACCTTTTGAAGGTAAGGTAGCGGTTGCACAGGTAACAATCAACAGAGCAGAAAGTGGGCAATTTCCCGGTGACATCTGCCGAGTAGTTTATCAAAAGAACATAGTATATGAAAAAGTACTTTGCCAATTCAGTTGGTATTGCGAACAAGCAACAGTCAAAAAGCCAATGAATGGTCCAGTCTATACCGAAAGTATGGAAGTGGCAAAAAAAGTTCTATTAGAAGGATTCCGACTGCCATCTATCAAAGATGCACTTTATTTCCACGGTGATTATATTAATCCTGGTTGGAAACGAGAAAAAGTCGCTCATGTCGGCCGCCACATTTTTTACAAATAAGGATACAAAATGAACACAGAAAAAATCACCAAAGGAATTCGCGATTTGTTTGACTTGAATCTATGGGTGCAGAACATTAAAGAACATGCTCCGCACGTTAGTGCTGAAACAATGGGATGGGTTGCTGTAATTCTACTACACTTGGCCACAATCCCAACAATGCTGGCTGTGCTTACTGGATTAACCGAAAAGATGCCACCAGTTGACATGGTTTTGTTCAGTTGGGTGGGATTATTCTGCTTTTTCCTAAAAGCAGCGATTCAAAAGGACTTTTTAAACATTGTAACGATTGGATTGGGGTTCTTTGTACAAGCTGCTATGCTGGCATTAATTGTATTCAAGTGATTAGCGGATAAATATTAGATAATTAAGGAGCACCTAAAATGCCATCAGGATTTCAAAACGACGCAAATCAGTTACAAGCTGAAATGTACAGAGTAATTATTACAATGAGTAATACAACATATTACCCAACTGCAGACAGCGCAGACAACGGCGGTGTCACACCAAGTTCGGCAGACAGCTTTGCTACATTGCCAACCACACTGGCCAAGGGCAGAGCCCGTGCTAGAGGAAACATGCGTTTCCGTAATGTAGTTAATCGCTTGACTGGTCTGGCTGATTGCCAAATTCGTGACCTTACTGTCACAGAAGCCAACGGGGATGCACAAGCAACCAGTTTGGCATTTACTGTTGCGTATGAGCGTCCTGCATTTATTGCGCTAACAGGAACTGCCGTTGGATCAACCACAGTTGGTAACGACATTGCCAATGCTGCAATGGATTCAACAGCCAAAGTAATTGCCAATGCTGTGGCAACTGGCATTCGTGATGTCACAACTGTGGAACATACCCGTGTTTATGACGGTACAGGAGCTCAGGATACACAACAAGCTATCACAGTTACAACAACTGGAATGACAGCTAGCCAGACTTTGGGAACTGTGTCTGTGGCAATTATTGATGAATCAACTTTGTTCGATTGAAATAATTAAATGATATTAGCTTGGTTGTTACTCCTTACTGGTCTCACCATCTCAGCGGTCGCAATTTACTACTCAGTAGTAGGTTTGACCGCTATATTTTCTGCGGCGGTGATTCCTATCATTGTGATGGGATCCGCACTGGAAGTCGGCAAACTTGTATGCGCCTCGTGGCTCAAAGCCAACTGGGAACGTGCTCCACGTTTTATGAAATATTATATGGTCACAGCGGTGATTGTGTTAATGATCATAACATCCATGGGGATTTTTGGATTCCTAAGTAAAGCACACAGTGATCAAAGCCTAGTGTCAGGTGATGTGCAAAGTAAAATAGCAATATATGATGAGAAAATCAAAACAGCACGAGAAAATATTGAAGCCAACCGCAAGCAACTCAAACAAATGGATGAGGCAGTTGACCAAGTCATGGGCCGCTCG